TAAATTACTGAATAAATATTTTGATTGTGAAGATCATTATAATGATGAAATGATTACTGATATAATTGAAAGTCAAAAGAAAATGGACGATTTTGAGAGAAGTTCCGTAGCAATTTTTCTAGATGATATTTTAACTAAGGACTTTAAGAAAACTAACGCCGTCTCATTTTTAGCAACAAGATTTAGACACTACGGTATAGGATTATTAGGATTCACAACACAATCATTTCGTGCTGTTAGTGGTTTAATTAGAAATAATGCTACTGATGTAATTATTATGAAACAACAAAATAAAAAAGAATTAGAAAAGATTGAAGAAGAATATGGTGATATGTTTCCTAATATTTTTATGGAACTATATAATAAAGCAATTGATGATGAACCATATAGTTTTTTATATCTTGACATGCAAACTAATCCAGCAACGGCATATATACGTTTTGAAACCAAGATTGCTGAAGGTGAAAAAAAATTATTTTAATTATAAATTTTAATATATGTATATTATTATAAAATGTACGGATCAAGTAAACCTATGAAAAAACCACCATCAAAAAAACCACCCACAGCAAAGCAAGGAAAAAAACCACCCACAGCAAAGCAAGGAAAGAAACCAAAAGAATTAACACCAGCACAATTAAAAAGATTAGAAAAACATTCAGTTCATCATAGTAAGAAACATATGAATATGATGAAAAAAGATATGATGAATGGTATGAGTTTTAAAATGGCACACGAAAAAGCACAAAAAAGTGTTGGTAAATAAATATTTTAAAAAATAATTTAATTTAATTATATTATATATTATATATTATAAAATGGATTTATATAGTTCTGGTAATTCAATTGCACAAGTTAATTCTCAGACATCTGAAACACGTGCTTTAAATGAAGCAACATATGATTTTAATAATAGTTTAGCTGAACAATTAGATCAAGCAAATTTAGAACAAGATGAAGATAGAAAAGCAACATTATCAAAAAATATTACAAGTGGTTTAACTAGTGGTGGTAAATTAGTTCTTGGTAAAGAAATAAAAGCTGGTGTGAAAAAAGGTATTACTGGTGCTGGTAAATTTGTTAAAACTACAGCAGCAGAAAGATTTGCTAAAGAAGATGAATTAGCAAGTGAATTACCTTCATTAGAAGAAATACAAGACATATATTCTACTGGTGCTAGACCACCATCGCCAGAGTTAGGAGTTCAAAGTACATTAAGAGAAGGTGAACAAGTTACAGCAGAAGCAACAGATGAATTAGGAGCAAGTGTAGATGTTGTTGGTAGAGCTGGAACAGAAGGATTAGAAACTGGTACAGAAGCACTAGCTAAGAAAGCAGCAGAAGAAGCTGTTGAAGAAGCTGGTGTGAAAACACTTGGTAAATTAGCTAGTAAAGCAGCAACAGTAGGTAAAGTTGGTGTTGCTGGTTTAGGTGGTGCTTTAGATATTGGTGCTGATATAAGTAGAGGATTAGAAGGTAAAAGTGGTATTGAAATATTTGGTAGTAATAAAGCATCACAAGCTGGAAACATTTTAAATATTGCTGGTTCAGCTTTGGAAGTATTTGGTGTAGCTACTGGTGGTATTACACCGTGGTCTTTAGTTGCTGAAGGATTAGGTGCTGGTTTAGGTTTAGTTGGTGCTATTACTGAAGGTGTAGGTGAAGAAGAAGCAGCAACAGATAAAAAAGAAACAGCAGAAAAAGATATTACATCTCAACAAAGAGGTGAAGTAGTTTCTGAACAAGTTACACAAGCAATTGGACGAACACAATAAAGTAAGCAAAGCAACATTATGTTAATATTTGATAATTATTTTTTATTTTTTTTTAATTTATTTATTAAGATTTATTTTATATATTATATTATAAAATGAGTAGTTATTGGAAAAATGACGATAAAATTAAGGTATCTCAAACCCAAGTTTCTGTTCCATCAACAAATGGACTTTCTTACACATCTACTGCTGGTCAAAGTGGACGACGTGTAGATTTTGAAATTCCACCAACTATTAAATTTTTAGATGGAAAAAATAGTTATCTTCAGTTTGAAGTTAAAGTTGGATTACCAGCTGGTAGAACACCAACACGTCTACATTTAGACCCTTTTATTGGAGGTCAGTCAGTTGTGAAAAATCTTAGAATATATAGTGGAAATCGTGCTGTATTACTTGAAGAAATTTCTGACTATAATGCAAAAGTTCAAATGCAGTATTCATACAATCAAGATGATAGTATGAAAAAAATGCGTGCATTAAAAGAAGGTTGTCTTGTACCTACTGTTGAAAATCGTGGGACTCTTGGAACATCAGTTTCTAACAATATTGATTTATCTAGTAATCCATATTATAAACCAGTTGGAACTGTTCCAGCTGGTAGAGATTGGGGAACTGCAGATGATTTCTTAACTGCTAAATTATCACTACCAATACATAGTGGACTTTTTGCTGATGGTGGAAATAAGATATTCCCAGTTCTTATGACTGAGGGACTTTTTTGTGAGGTGGATTTGGAGGATCCAGCAAGATATCTTAAACAATTAGATAGTGTTAATCGTAATCGTAGAATGCAACAAAATCCTATGTTTCATGGTATAGATGTTGCTGGTGCTAATTTAGGTGTTGATAATGCTACTGATAGAACTGAAATATTTTTATCTAAATCTAACAACATGATTAGTGTAGAAAATTGTCCATTTGTAAAAGGTGAAAAAATTGGTATTTGTAGTAAAACTAATCCATTACAAGAATGTTCTTTAACTGTTGGTGGAGCAGTAGCAGTTCAAACTCACCCTACAATTGAAAATATAGAACTTGATGGTGGATTTGTTAAATTAACTGTATCAGCATTTAGAAATAGTAATGTTGGAACTGGTGTAGATGCAACAACTGATAATTTTATTGTATTTAGTGCTGCTATTGATACAAAGCGAGTTGAAGTGGCTGATGGAACTACACAACTTATAGCACCTTCTACTACTTACCCAGCAACAACAACCATTTCTGATGTTCAAATAGTATGTCAACAAGTTGGTGTAGATCCACAATATGAAGCTGGAATGATGAAAAAAATGAGAGATGGTGGTTCAATTGAAATTGATATTCCAAGTGTAACTAATTACAAACATTCATTATTGAAAACTAATCGTAATGCAACTGTAAATGTTCCAGTATCTAATACTCGTGCTAAATCTATGATTATAATGCCAACTGACTCTACTACACTTAATCCAGCACAATTAATTGGTGGAACACAAGATACATATGAAGAAGAAGCAACTGCTATGGACGGACAACTACATAGTATTCGTAGTGGTCAAGTAGGTATAATTGATAGGTTAACATCTTATCAAATGGTAGTAGATGATAAACTTGTACCATCAAGACCTATTGTAGTATCAAAAATTAATAAGGGTGTAAGTATATCAGCACAACCACTTATTGAATTAGAAAAAGCACTTAATCAAGCTGGTATTGTTCCACGTTCATTTGTAGATTACAATCGTAATTTCTTAATTGGACGTGCCTATGCACTTAATGATGGTGTAGCAAATCTTAATAATAAATCTAATCAGATACAATTATTTTATAATGAAACTACTGCTGCTGGTGTAGATTTACCACCAGAAAAAGATAAACTATTATTCTGTTATGTATTCCACCTTCGTAGAATTAGTATTAAGGGTGATAGTGTTTCGGTTACTCTATAAAAAATTTAACTATTTTCTATGTAATTTTTTTAATTTTTAATTTTAAATTTATTTTATATGTTATAATATAAAATGACTCGTAAGTATTTGAACGTACAACCTAATAATGTTCCAGCAAGTGGTAAAATATCATTTGCTCGTGGTAATCCAATCCTTACTGTAACACTTGGTCGTCAAGATGCTATGTTAGATTTATCATCTATTCGTATTTCTGGTGATTTTAATGTATGGAGAGATGCTGCTGGAACTCTTCACCCTACTGATGCTCAAGCATCTGAACTACGTGCTTCCCATAAACTTGGTGTATATGGTGTAATTGAACAACTAGTTTTTAGACATGCAGAAACTAAACAAGTAATTGAACATATAAGACATTATGGACGTTTTATGAGTTCATACATGCCTACTATGGCTGGTTCACAAGATACTGCTGGACATCTTAGTAAAACTGCTTTAATTATGCCTAATTATAATGCTTTCCGTGATAGTGTTATTCGTAATACACGTAATAGTGTATTTTGTATTCCATTACCTAGTGGTTTAACTCTTGGTGTTTCTCAACTACCACTTGATAAAGTCCCCCTAGAAATAGAAATACATTTAGCACCAGATAGTCAGTTTTTTTATAGTGAAGATGCTACCACAGCTAATATTTCAAATGCTTTTTATGAATTAAGTAATGTTGAATTAACTTGTGAAGTTGAAACTGATGTAAAATCACCAGATACTGGAGTATTAGAATTTAATAGTATTACATCATATTTTTCAACACTAGAAGCAAGTAATAGTATTATTAATTTCAATCTTGGATTATCTAAAGTATTAGCATCATTTGTAAATTTTGTTCCAGCAAACTTTATTAATAATTTAGCACAAGATGGTTATTTAACTTATATGCCAACTTTAAAACCTAATGCTGCTGGAACTGGTGATGGTGGTGTTGCAAATTTAGAAACCATATCATTCCTTCGTAATGGTGAACGATTTCCAAGTGCTTTTGAAGTGGAAAGTGTATATGATGCTACTACTAATGCTACAACTGTTGTAGACCCACAAGTTATCAAAGGTTTCTTAAATAGTATTATTCCAGAAAGTCAACATACACGAACTAGTGCTTCTCCACTTACAACTAATCGTAATTTTACTGGTAATCAGAATGCTGCTACTGGTTATCGTTTTATTCCAGATACTGGTGCTGTATATGGTGTTGGTGTATTATATGACATGTTAGATAGTGAAGGTGTTGATTTCAGTAATGCACAGTTTAGTATTCAAATGAAGAATGGTTTAACTGATGGTAATCCAATTTCAGCATATCTATTTATTAAATCCAAAGTTGTAGTTGCTTGGTCAGCTGAAAAAGGTGTACAAGTATTAATGTAAGTATAAATGTAATTTAATATTTTCTATGTAATATAATTTTAATATTTTATTTTTTTTAATTTTTATATAAGTATATATATAAAATGAACGAAGATCGTATTCCAGACCTTATTAAAATTGGAGCAATTCCTACTGAATTTGGACAAAAATTACATACTGATGTTATTGATCCAGTAACCTTTTCACAACGTAAAGTTAGATTTACACTATCTCGTGTTGCTGGTTTCTTACATTCTAACTCAAAAATTACCCTTGCTGTAACCCCACTAGCTACAGTATCAAAAGGTTTTTACCCACTTAATGTTGGTATTTCTCAGTTGATTCAAACAGCACAACTTACAATTGGTAATCAAGTTGTATGTTCTATAGATGATTATAATCAGTTCCATGCTTACCAATCATTATTTATTAGTAATGAAGATAATAAAGAACGTGAACAATTTTTATCTCAGAGGTGTATTGCTCATATGCCAGTATATGATGATAGGACTGCTGATGTAGTTGATAAACCTCCTAATAGTGCTAAAAAGATTGGTATTGATGTTGGACGTAATCCAGTTGTAGCACCAGCTGGGGGTGCTGGAACATTTGAACTATTACCATTTATGCATAATGATGGAACATCAGCACAAACTATTAGTGAAGCACCAGTATATAGTGTATATCTATCGGATCTATTTCCCTTCCTTAAATTTAACCAACTTCCTATGTTTATGTTAGATCAAGAAGTTCATATTGATTTAACATTTGTAGATGCTAGGTCTACTTTAAGTGGTGCTGTTAAATCTCAACGTTTATGTGTAAATAATGCTGATGCTGATGATTTATCATTCCAAGTAAATGAAAGTGAATGTAAACTTATTTATGATAGTATTACATATGATGGTGATATTATGGAGAAATATGCACAACAGAATCCTAAACTAACATTCCAGTATGCTGATTATCGCCTTACTAAAAGAACTGGTGTTAAAAATGCTGCTGGTGGTGTAGATGATTTTGCTAGTGTTGTATTACCTATTGGTGCTAATGGTCGTTTATGTACAAAGGTTTTCTTTGGTCTTCAATCAAATGCTAATTTTGTAGCAAAATCATTACTTAATGGTACAACTGCTTTTGGTGATACTGGACTAGCATACAATCTTTTATATAATGATAGATTTGAATTTAGTGTTGATAGAACTAATTCAGCACTTCAGTTTGCTACAACTCACGCTGCTGAAGGTCAAGTTCCCATGTTAACACACGACGAAATTGTTAAGAGGTCAGTAGTTTCAAGTATTACTGATGAAACACTTGAAGGACTTATTCAAGGATCTAATGATACTGGTATTGAAGAATTATTTAGGTGGAATGCTATTAGACCTAATAAAGGTGAAAGAATTAATAATAAAGGTATTGACCTTCATTATAAGATTCCAAGTGGTCTTGAAGATGGTACATATACTCTCCGTGTTTATGTTGAACTTCTCAAGATTGCTACAATTGAAAATGGACAATTTAATTGTTATTTTGCATAAATAAAAAATATATATAATATTACTATATATGGAATGGGTTATAAATTTTATATGGGATTACTTCAAGTGTAAAGAATGTGATAAATATAAACTTAGAGAACAAGAACTATTATGTTTAGTAGAACAATTAATAAAAAGTCAAAATGAATTATTAGAATATATGAAATTAAAGACAAGTTAACATAGTTTGCTTCGCTTAATATATTTTTTTATCGTTTTTTTAATATAAAAATAATCTATTATTATATTATAAATATGACAATAGAGAGTAAAAATCCAAGTGATGATATTTCAAAAGCAAGACCACAATTAAAAACAAATACTATTAAACAATATGTTATAAATTTAAATAAGTTGAAAAAGTTATATGATACTGATAATTATGATTTCTTAAAAAAACCAAAAGATGTAATGGATAAGTTAAGTGATTTACATTATTTAAGTCAACGTAATATATTAAATGCTGTAGTAGTATTATTAATGGCGTTAAATAGTGATAAAAAATATGATGACTTATTAGAAGAATATGGAAAATTAAGAGATGAGTTAAATGACAAATATAGTGATGAACAAAAAAGTGGAGTTATAAGTAATAAACAAAGTAAAAACTTTGCTACAACTGAAGAAGTATTTAAAATGATAAATGATATGGATAAAGATTTACAATCTATAAAAAAGAAAAATAAGGATAATATTACAAAAAAAGAAATGCAATTATTACAAGCATATGTATTATTTAATATTTATGCTAGAATGCCTTTTAGAAATGATGTTGCTGGTATGACAGCAATAAATCAAGCATCATATAAAAAATTAAGTGATGATGAAAAAAAAGAAAATAATTATTTAGTTGTTCCAACAAAAAGTAATATGTATTTTGTATTAAATAAATATAAAACAAGTAAGAAATATGAAGAATTAGATTTACCTATTGAAGATAAAGATTTAAGAAAGATATTAAAATATTATATTAAGATGAATGGCAACGAAGGGGGAGGTATTTTATTTAAAACATCAACTGGTAAACCATTAACAAGAATTGAATTAAGTAAAGTATTACTTAAATATTCAAAAAAATACATGAATAAATCAATTAGTACAACATTATTAAGAAAAATTTATTTATCTAGTAAATATAGTGATATGAAAGATGAACTTGAAAAGGATAATAAAGTAATGGGTCATAGTAAAGCAGTAGCATTAGATACTTACGTTAAAAAATCACAAGATGAAGAATAGTTTATTTTAATCTTTCATCATCTAATACATCACGATTATCTATAATATATTGTATTACTTTATCTCTCATATCTTTATCTTTTTGTGCTTTTGTTTTCTTTGCTTTTTTAGGTGCTGGTGCTGGTGCTTCAACTTTTTTAGGTAATTTTTTTGTTTTTTGTTTAAAAGTTGCTTTAAGAACTTTATTTTTATGATCTATACTATACCCAAGTTTTTCTATTTCAGCAATTAATTCAACTCTACTTTTACCTTTTGGATCAATACCCATTAACTCATCATATTTTTTAATTAATCGTTTAAGTTCAGCAAGTTTCATTTCACCTTCTGGAATTTTTGGTGCCATCTTTTTAAGTATATAATATAAAATAAAAATAAAAGATATATTATAAAAAATGCTAGTAGATAAAACTCATTCAAAAAAGGATATAGTGAATTTATTTAGAAAACTTGGTGTAATTATAAATGATGATTTAACAAAAGGTAAAATAGTAAGTAATATAGAAAACTATATTGAAAATGTAATATATAATGATAAAATTAAAAATTGTACACAATTAAGAGAGTATTTAAAGAAACCATCAAATAAACAAAGACCAACATCACAACAAAAAAGGGATATAATGTTTAATGCAAAAAAAATAATCAAGTGGTCAAAAAACGATTATATATTTGATATGACAACATATTGTAGTGAAATAGATCCTTATAATGATATTATGAGTATTTATATGTGGGGTGATTTACCAAGTGTAAGAAGAGCATGTAGATTATATAATTTAAGTGTTTATTGTAAAAATCATATTAATCCTATAATATCTCAAGAAGTTGAAGAAGAATTAAATCAAAATAAAATAATAAAAAGACAAGTTATAACTTGTCTTAAAGTTAAACATGCTGAAAAAGGAAAACCATTTTTAGTTAGATTTGATTGATAAGTTAAATTTCTATAAAATTAATATATAATATATAATATAAAATGAGTTTATTATTACATGGTGATTGTTTAGAACATATGAAAGACCTTGATGATGATAGTATTGATTTAATATTTTGTGATTTACCATATGCTACTGATAAATATAGTGCTGTGAGTTGTAAGTGGAATACACCAATTGATTTAGATAAATTTTGGATTGAAGTAATGAGAATTAAAAAATTAAACACACCAATATTTTTTACAACAACAACTAAGTTTGGTGTTGAATTAATAAACTCAGCACCTAAGAAATGTCATTTTAGATATGATATTGTATGGGTTAAATCAGCACCAGTAGGTTTTTTAAGTGCTAAAAAAATGCCTATGAGAAAACACGAAATGGTTTATGTATTTTATGAAAAATTACCATACTATGATTTAAGTAGTCATAAACATAAGTTTATAAAGGAAGTTCCACAACATAATTCTAAAATGGTTTTGAATGAGAAGAGTGTATATGGAGAAATAAAAACAGAAGATAGTAAAGAATGTGGGGGTCATCAACAAAGATATGACCCACCATTACCAACAAGTATTGTTAAAGAAGAACCACATAATATATATGATTTTGATCCAAAAAAAATGATAGATGATAGACCAAGTAATGTAAGAACACCAACATATGACCCACCATTACCAACAACTATGCTTGAAATTAAATCAACAAAAGGTAAACATAGCACAGAAAAACCAGTAGCATTAATGGAATGGATATTAAAGTATTATAGTAAAGAAGGTGATACAATATTAGATCCAACTATGGGTAGTGGTTCAACTGGTGTAGCATGTAAAAATATGAAACGTAATTTTATTGGTATAGAAATGGACGATGATATATTTGATGTTGCATATAAAAGAATAAATGAATAATGCGTTTTTTCTATAAAATTTTTTTCTATGTTATAAGTATAAATATGGATTACAAGAAATTACAAAAAGATTTAAAGTTTGGATTTATGAATGAGAATCAAGTACATAATCTTTTAGAAGAGGAGTTTGGAACATTATTTAAATCTAAGTTAAATCCAGAGATGGGTAAATTTTATGAGTTTGATAAATATAATGAAGAATATTTTATTGAAATTAAAAGTAGGAGAATAGTTCATGATAAATTTGATACATTATTTTTTGGTGAAAATAAATTAATTAAAGGTGAAGAGTTATTAAAGAAAAGTCCACATTTAAGAATCTTTTATTTATGGAAATGTCAAGATGGTATTTTTGGATGGGAACATAAATCTAGTGAATATGAAATACGTAAACGTGGTAGATGTGATAGAGGTAAAGATGAATTTGATGATTGTGTTGATATTTTACAAAAAAATATTAAACCATTAAAAAATTTATTAGATAATATAAATGGTAATGACAAACAAGATGAAGTTCAATAAAAAATATAAACAACCTTTAAACACAGCAAATGGTAAAGATGATATTGTAAGATTAACTGGAATTCCAAAAAAAATATTAGATGTAGTTTATGATCGTGGTTTAGCAGCACATAAAAATAATCCACAAAGTGTAAGAAATATAAAAGGTAAAAAAGTTGGTGGTAAAAGTTTAAAAGGTAAAATGTCAGCACAGCAATGGAGTATGGCAAGAGTTTATGCATTTGTAATGAAAGGTAAAACATGGCAAACTGCTGATAGTGATTTAGCAGATAAAGTAAGAAAATTACGTATTAAGGGTTATATTAGATAAAAATTGTTCTTTGTATTTTATTGCTTCTTCTTCTGTTAAAAATCTTTTACTATGTGATTTAGCATTTATAGTAATGTAAAATCTCCATTTCTTTTGTCTTTTCATAGAATTATCAAGATAAATACAACCAATATTTTTTCTATGTGGTTGTCTAAAACTTTGTGAATTGTGCATACAATCACAAATTTCAAGATTACTTTTTTGATTATTTAAACCATTACCATCAATATGGTTTATTTGTCTTTTATCTTTTTTATAATCACCAAGTCCCATAATTAATCTATGAATATTAATTGTTTTAACATATTTACAATTTTCATAAACAATATGTTTAGCATAAAAAGTATGTTTATTACTTGTGTAATTTAATGTTAAATTTAAATCTTTAATTTTATCATAATCTTCTTCATCAATTAACATATCATGTGTTCCTTTTGATTTATGTTTAATGGGTATTTTTAATGTCATTATCTAAATAAAATAATACCATTTCTTTTATATATTTTTTCAAATTATATTGAAGTCCTCCAAAATTATATAATTATCATTAAATAA